GCAGGCGTTCCCATTCAAAGCGCTCAAGGTCGCCGTGATCAACTACGAATCAACCTGGAGAGATGGACTGTTTGAGAAGCTCCAGGAGTACGACGCTGACCTGATTATATGCGATGAGAGCCAGCGAATCAAGACACACGACGCAGAGCAGAGCAAAGCAATACATAAGTTAGGAGACCAGGCGAGGTACAAGCTCATCCTCTCTGGAACACCGGTGCAGAATGATGCAATCGACATCTGGAGCCAGTACCGGTTCCTGGACGCTTCGATCTTCGGCCGGAACTTCTATCAATTCAGAAACCGGTACGCGATCATGGGAGGATTCAACCGGAAGCAGATCGTCGGATACAAAGACCTGGACGGTCTGATCCGAAAAGAGCACTCGATCGCATTTAGAATCACGAAGGAAGAAGCAATCGACCTGCCGGAGCAGACGTTCATCAAGAGGAAGGTCCAGCTCGGCAAAAAGGAAAAAGACCTATACAACCAGATCAAGCGAAGCAGCTATGCAGAGTTATCCAACGGAGACAAGATCACGGCCACAACCGTACTGACAAGGCTCCTGAGACTGCAGCAGCTGGCCGGAGGATTCCTGGTCACAGACGACAGCGACAAGCCAGAGCTCGTCAACACAGCGAAGCTGGATGCGCTCCAGGATATCATCGAGGACTACGTACTAGGCGCAGGAAAGAAACTGGTAATCTTCGCAAGATTTATTCCGGAAGTAACCGCCATCATGAAAATGATAGATAAGACCTTCCAGAAGACAGGAAAGAAGCAGGTGGCCATCTATGGAGCAATTAAGAAGGAAGACCGTGGACCGATCATCAAACAGTTTCAGGAAGATCCGGACACCGTGATCATCGTCGGACAGATCGACACCCTCGGCGTCGGAGTTACCCTGACAGCTGCAGATACATGCGTCTACTATTCGAAGAACTTCAACTACGCCACATACGAACAGAGCCTCTCCAGGATCCACCGAATCGGCCAGAGAAACACATGCACATACATCGACCTGGAGACTGAAGGAACCGTGGATGAGATGATCGGCAAGGCGCTGGCCAGAAAAGAAGATATGGCCAAGACGGTCGTGGATGACTGGCGCGCGTACTTTGAATAGGAGGTAAAGAGATGAAACTGAATGACGTATACACAAAGCCACTGAAAGACGTCGTAGAGGAACTGAACCTCACGGACATGAAGGTTCACACAGACGACGATGGAGAAGTGAGATCCATAGAGCTGAAATATGAGCCGAACAATCGCTTCACGAAAGGAGCTCAGTCATGATATTAAAAGAAATCGGCCGCAAGATCGCTCAGGCATTCAGATTAGCAAGGGCCGCGGACGAGAAGGTAGCGTCCAGCATAGCTGCGGCGCTGGATGCCAAGGCGGAGCAAATAAAGGAATACGAAAAGCGCTTCGAACCAGAACATCCGGAACCGGATCCTTTACTGGAAGCACACGCATCACTGGCGCAGGTTGGATTCAGTGCAGCAGCCGCCACATATGCGCTCCGGAGATTCGCAGAAAGCCTGAAACCGAAGCCACAAAGCAATAACTGGCGCAAGATGCACGGCTTGCCGATGAGACGTAAGATGCCGAAGCAGCGCAGGAGGTAGATACAGATGGGCGGAAGGGCATGGAGCCAGGAGGAACTGATCCGGCTCGAAGAATTAACAGAAAAATATCCGCTCGCCACAGTAGCAAGAATTCTGAACCGCTCAGAAAATGCGGTCTTTCTTAAAAGGCAGCGGACCGGTATCGGAGGATTCATGGCGAACACAGACATGCTGACCAGGAACACCCTCTCGCGGATCCTGGGAGTTGAGAACCGGACGATCCAATACTGGGAGCGCAAAGGACTGAAAAGCGTCCGGAAGAAGCCATACGTGATGTACCGGCAGCAGGACATCATCAGATACATGAAAGAACATCCGGAAGATTGGAATGCGGCCAGAGTAACCGATGACACACTGTTCATGCAGTACCCCTGGTTTAAAGAAAAAAGGAAGAATGACATATCACACAAATACAACTGGACGCAGACCGAAGTAAGCCAGATGAAGATGTTCCGGAAGCAGGGATTCACAATCAGAGAGATCGCAGAGAAGATGAACCGGTCAGAATCAAGTATCAAATACAAACTCTACGGAAGGGAGAAAAGCAATGGCAGAAGTTAAGATCTGGCCGAGAGGCCAAAACGAAACCGGAGGCATCCTGCTGATGCCGATGAAGAAAAACATCCCAAAAGGGCATCCGGAATGGAGCCTGGTAAAATGTCCGATCTGCGGACAGGAATGCTGGAGACCAATGTCAAGACAGGAGATCCGGCAGAAGAAAATGCAAGCAGCCTGCACAGAGTGCGGACTCAAAATAGAAAGTAGGAGGAACCAACCATGAAACTCACTGAAATGCTCGGCCAGTACGAGGAACTTCTCAATAAGAAGGATGCACTGGACAAAGAGACCAAGGACAACAACGCAGCCATTGACAAGCTCAAGGCGGAGATCGCAGAAATGATGATCGACGAAGATATCCCATCCCAGGGATACGGCGACTACGTCTACAGCCTCCAGGACAAGGTGAAGTACAGCAAGCGTGGAGACGCGCAGCTCATGGAAAAGGGCCTGGACTTCTTCGAGGTTTTGAGAGAACAGGGACTTGGCGACCTGATCAAAGAGACCGTCAACCCAAGATCCCTGCAGAGCGCGATGAAGGAGATCGCCGACGAGAACGATGGAGAGCTCCCGCCTGAGCTCGATGAGGTCGTGAGCAGCTACGAGATGACTGACATCGCAAGACGGAAGTCAACTAATAAAGCCTTAAAGAAGGCAAAGAAAGGAGAATAACCATGGAGCAGATGGAATTCGATGTACGTCTGGAATCAGACAGAGAACTGGAGGAAAACGTAAACGTTGCGCTCGACTTCGCATGCAAGCAGGTCAGAGCCAACAGCAGGGCAAAAGTACAGAACCGCCACGACGGATATGGTATCGCTTCAGAGTTCTATGCGAACATGAAGACCGGTACCAAGAAGGTGGATGAGAGCATGAAAGACTTCCTGCGCATCCTTCCGACAGACGATGATGGCAAAGCAGTCGAGGCGGCAAGCAGCCTGAAGAACGCAGCCGCACAGCTGATGATCGATGCGACCAAACTGGCCGCCCAGGCAGACAGAATCATGAACGACCTATACGAGGAAGTCAGCAGCTACACCACACCGATGGAAGATTACTTGAATGGATTCGAGGACGCCGAAGCAGAAGGCGACGCGGATCCGCATGAAGAAGATCAGGAGGACACTGAATAATGAGTGAAGCAAACTGCGGAATTTCCGTCAAAGAGGTAACTGAAGTAGAGGTGAGGGATTCCAGAGGAGAATTGATGTACGAAGGCGACAGCATCCTGCTGAGAATTGACACCGAGGACATCTACTGTGTATTCAAAGGAATTGAGAGTGGGTACTTCATCACAGAGACACATGAAGACCGAATCCGAAACAGATATCGCGTCAAGAGCATTAAGAAATCTAAGATAATCAGACCGGCTGAAATGGCTGGCGATGGAATGGAGGAATAAGAATATGGCAAAAGCAGAACTGGCAACCGTGGAAGATTTCAAGATCGTAACCGGAATGGAAGCGATGGACGAGGAGCTCAGAGCAGAGCTGGAAGATGAGCTCGACGACCTGGACGATGATGGCGGCATCGATGCCAAGCACATCAAGATCCCGTCTGGCGGAGGAAAAGCCTTCGAGGTCGAGACAGACGATCCGGACGATCCGGAGGTCATGAAGGAAGTAACCGGTGTGATTATTTTCACGCATCGTATGAACGCCTACTGGGCGCAGAAATTCGGAGAAGCAGGAGAGGATGGCAATATCAATAAGAGCCCGGACTGCAGCTCCATGGATGGAAAGCAGGGCGTCAACAGAGAGACCGGAGAAATCCGCACCTGCGACACCTGCCCTTATAACCAGTTCGGATCCGACGGAAAAGGTAAAGCCTGCAAGAACATGCGCCGCCTTTACATCATGATGAACAACCGCCCGGACATTTATCTTCTGACAGTGCCGCCAACATCTATCAAGGACGTGAACAAAGCACTGAAGAAAATCATGGGACAGCAGCACATCCCATACAGCCGCATGATCGTGACATTCAAGCTGAACGTGGTAGAGAATGCGGACAAAATCAAATACTCCAAGGTAACGCTGGAAAAGACAGGACTGCTGCCAGAAGCTCTTTATAAGACAACCGCAGAGCTCCGCAAGGCAATGAAACAGAGCTATGAGAGCGTAGCGATCACAACAGATGACTACAAGGAAGCAGCGCCAATGGAAGCAACTCCGGAAGTCGGCCCTGACGGATTCATGCAGGCAGGCGACATCCAGGACGGAGAGCTGCCATTTGACTAAGCCACAGCGCAGGGCGGTCACCACGGCCGCCTTGCAGAATTGGAGGTAAACGATGGCTAAGAACTTAAAGGAATTTATACAGTGCGGAAGGGATCCCGCATACCTGAAGAACGGAGACGTCATCACAGAGGAACTCGCCTGGGAGATCGTCGGCCAGGAAGGATACGCTGACGGATGCCTGGGTCAGGAGTTTGAGATCACACAGAGTCGCATCGTGGAAGACATCATCGGAGGCGAGGGCGTCTATGAAACTATCTACAGAGAGAGCCCGGACCACCCATGGCAATACATCGGACTGTGCGCAGCAGGAAAAGATAAGAACCTCGCGCCGATCCACGCCAAGACAACTTATGTTTGCAGTAAATACAGAGCAAAAAACGAAGTGGAACTGCAGCAGCACATCAGGGACACCGTAGAAGCATGCCGGAAGGTGCACGAAAGAGGAGACATGCCAATCGCGCCGCATCTTTACTGGCCAAGATTCCTGGATGACAACGATCCACAGGATCGCGACTACGGAATAGCAGCAGGCCTGGAAGCACTGAAGCGCTGCGATGAGATGATCGTAATCATCAGACAGGAAGGTCCGGAAGAAGAATGGATCAGTCAGGGAATGCAGGCTGAAATCGCTGCTGCGGCAAAGATGGGAATCGAGCCGCAGTTCATATACATAGGCAAAGAAAAGAGGTAACACCATGAACACGGCAGAAGTCGATCTCGACCGTTTGGTCGATTATGAAAGAGAATACAGAAGCGTCGTCAAAAGGGCGCAGGTTACCGAAGATCATATGATAGGACTCTGCCCGTTCCATGACGATTCAAAAAACAGCTTCTCAGTAGATCTGAAGACAGGAAGATGGCACTGCTTTAGCGAGGACATCGGCGGCAACTACGTGGACTTTGTGGCCAAGATGAATGGCATCAGCACGAAGGACGCATACAAGCGAATCATGGAAGACTACCATGTGGAGATGCCAGAAAAAGAAAAACCTGCAGCATCTCGCCGGAGCTATTCAATGGAGCAGTACGCCTTCGAAAAAAGGCTCCCGGTGGAATTCCTCCGGGACACATGCCACATCAGCAATGACAAAGAAAGAAAAGACCAGACCACATACATGAAAATCCCGTATCTGAAGGAAGACGGAACCGAGGCAACCTACAGAAAGAGGTTTGCGGGTAAGGAATTCAGATGGAGATACGGCAGCAGTGGAAAGATATGCCTCTACGGAGAATGGAGGCTCCCACAGATGAGACAGAGCGGATACGCCTGCCTGGTCGAAGGAGAATCTGACACACAGAGCATGTGGTACATGGGAATTAGCACCCTCGGAGTACCGGGAGCCTCCATGTTCAAACCGAACATGAGCGACCAGCTCCAGGACTTAAAGTTATACATTCACCAGGAACCTGACCAGGGCGGCGAGACGTTCATGCGAAAAGTCATCCAGGGACTCCGGGATGGTGGATTCATTGGCAAGGTTTACAAATTCAGCTGCAGCACACTGGGCGGAATCAAGGATCCGAGCGACGTCTTCATCAAATTCGGAAAAGAGGAAGGCGCAGCCAAGATCCAGAAGCTCCTGGAGCGGGCAGAAGAAATAGACCTGGCAGCACCAGACGTGATACCGGAATCCATCAAAGGGGCACCGGTCAATCTCCGCCAGCCGGAAGGTTGGATCTATTCAGACAAAGGAATCAGCCACATAGATGAGAAGACATACGGACCGGTCATGGTCTGCAGAACACCGATCATCCTGACGCAACGACTCCGAAGCCTGGAAACCGGAGAAGAAAAAATAGAGATCGCATTCAAGAGAGACGATGAGTGGCACAGAGCAATCTACCCGCGATCAACGATCTTCACGGCCAGAGGCATCACTGTCCTGGCAGACCTTGGATGCACGGTAACATCAGAAAACGCAAAGCAGGTCGTCCGTTTTTTATCGGCTCTGGAAGCAGAGAACATCGACATCATCACGAAAGCGGATGCAACGTCCAGCTTCGGATGGCAGCCAGGGAAGCGATTTATCCCAGGACACGACAAAGACATCGTTCTGGACATTGATCCATCGCAGAAGGGAATGGCCGCGGCATACTGCCAGACCGGATCCTTTGACAAATGGAAAGACACCATGCAGCCGCACCGAGAACGCGACAAGTTCCGGTTCATACTGGCCGCAGCGTTCGCAGCTCCCCTGCTGCGAATCATCAAGCAAAGAATCTTCTTTGTATACAACTGGGGATCCAGTAAAGGAGGAAAGACCGCTGGATTAAAAGCAGCACTGTCAGCCTGGGGAGATCCGGAACGACTCATGGTAAACTTTAACGCCACCCAGGTCGGCCTGGAACGAACCGCTGCATTTTACTGCGACCTGCCACTCGGCATCGATGAGAGACAGCTGGCCGGAAAGAATCAGGAAGGACTGGAGAAGACAATCTACATGATCGCATCCGGTACCGGAAAGATCAGAGGCGCAAAGGGCGGCGGCCTGCAGACAATGAGACAATGGAGAACCGTAGCCATGGCAACCGGCGAGGAACCACTCTCCACAGATACATCACAGACAGGTGTCAGTACCCGTGTGCTGGAAATCTATGGCGGACCATTTGAGACAGAAGAACAGGCCAGCCTCATGCACCAGGAATCAACGCAGAACTTCGGATGGGCGGGCCCGGAATTCATCGAACACGTCCTGAAGATTTCAGAGAAAAGCATCTGCGATAAATACGATGAGATGCTGCGATACGTGATGAGCATAGCAAAGGGAAAGAGCGGAAGCCATGTGGCCGGAATTAGCGCGGTCGCCCTGGCCGATGCCATGATAGATACCTGGTTCTTTGATAGCCAGGATGCACCGGAGCCCGAAGCGGATCCGAAAAAGGAAGAAGGGAAAGACGATGAAAAACAGATAACAATCAACCAGGAGTCCTGGGACAGAGCCAAGAGGATGGCAGCGTCCATCCTTCAGGAGCAGATCGCAGCAGCATCCGGAGACGTAAACGAAAACGCCGTGCAGTTCATCACCGACTGGGTAATCTCCAACAAGGCATACTTCGGAGAGAAGGCCATAGGAACGTGCCTCGGCACCATGAGCGAATCCGGAAACGTGGCGTACATCTTCCCATCAACACTGAACCAGGCGCTGACCAAGGCAGGATACAGTCCAAGGAAGACGCTCAAATATATGGCAGACAATGGACTGATCGCCACGGCAAGCGAAGGATCCGACTCGAAGCAGCGATACTCAGTGAAGCGGCGATTTGACGGAAGAAGCTACAGGTTCGTGGAATTCAAGATCGGACAGTTCAGTGAAAAGGATGACGACATCGAATCTGAAGCTGATAAATACGAGCAGGAATCATTCACGGATTCAGATGGGTTCATGAGCATACCGGAAGGAATGGAAGAAGAATTACCATTCAAATAACAGGTGCAAAAATCGCCTGAAAATGTTCCCACTCAAAAAAGTGGGAACGCGAGTGGGAACGCGAGTGGGAACGCAAGAAACCCAGCAACCGCGCGGCTTTTAATAGATATGTTCCCACTGTTCCCACTAATTCCCACTTATTTATTGTTTCGTGGAAAATTTTGCACACGATGCACGAATTTCATGCATCACATGCAAAATTCTATAAAAACATGGTGTGTATTTCAAAAAAGTGGGAACAGTGGGAACACCCAGCGCAACCCGCGTAAAATAAGGGTTTGTCGCGTTCCCACTCACAAAATGCAGAAGTGGGAACAGGAAGGAGTGGGAACGGTGGAATTAGACCTGAAAAAACTGAACCAGGACATCGCAACCCTGCGTAAAAACAGGGAAAACGTGCCGCTGGAACTCCTGAAAACCAAATATAAAAAGCCTTATGCAAAATTGAAAGAGGAAATCCGTGCACAATTTGAGATTTACATGAAACACATCATCGTGCTCGGAATTTTGAAAACAGGTCCGGATCTAACTGGAGCGAAAGCCAAAAGCATGGTCGATCAGATTCAGAAAATCATTGATGAGGAAAAGGCAGCAGGGCACCAGAAGGAAGTCACGCGTGCAGTATTTGAAGAATTCAATCTGACAAAAGCAGAGAACCTGGCCTGCGGATATTACACAGACCGAGTCAAGTATGAAATATACGCGCCATACTGGCTGGAGCACATCCACCAGGAACCGGATGGAAAAGTGACAAGCGACCTGCTGCCAGGCATGACATGGCACCCGGAAGCGGGCGTGTGGGTTTCCTTTTCAGAGCCATCGTTCACTTTGATGATGCCGCCCACCCAGGCAGGAATCGATGCGCAGCATAAGGAAGACACGGAGAGATTCAAAAAATATTTGAAAGAGGTGAGGCAGGAATGAACTACCAGGGAAACAACCCGGAAGGATATCCGGATCCGACAGCCAACCAGGCAGTAGGAATCGTATCCAAGGAAGAAAAGGAAGCTGCGAAAGCAAAGAAGCGGGCAACCAGGGAGTATGACATCAGAGCAGCCATGAAAGCAATCAGAGCGATCGCCGGAGCATACGGACTGACGATCGAGAACAGGATCACATTCAAAGACAAAGAAACGGAGGAAATATTCAGATGACCAACAAGGAAAGATTTATCGAATTATTAAGAAGCACCAAGAGAGAAGGAATCGAGAAGCTCATCGACTTCCTGGAGAAGACCGACTTCTTCACAGCACCGGCGTCAACCAGATTCCATATGAGCTGCGAGGGAGGACTGCTGCAGCATTCGCTCAATGTTTACGATTGCCTGGTCAACCTCGGAACCACGACCGGAGACGTTCAGGAATTCCAGGCTGCAGGTATGAGATTAGACTCCATCCCGCAGGAATCCATCATCATCGTGGCGCTGCTCCATGACCTCTGCAAGGTGAACTTTTACGCCACAGAGATGCGCTGGCGCAAGGATGCCAATAACAAGTGGGAGCAGTACCCGGTATACGCGGTCAACGACAGAAACCCATACGGCCACGGAGAAAAATCAGTCATGATGGCATCAGAGTTTATCCACCTGACCATGGAGGAACGATACGCGATCAGATGGCACATGGGAATGAGCGAGGCCAATATCATCCAGACATACTGCCAGGCAGCAGAGAAATACCCGCTGGTATTATTCACGCACATGGCAGACCAGATGGCCACAAGCTACCTGGAGACCAACACCGGAAACAAGAAACCGGAAGACATCTACCTCGGAACGGAACCGGCAGCGCAGGATCCGGAAGAATTCGCAGAGGCGGAGCCTATCTAACAGGAGGGCAGCCATGAACACAGAAAGAGACGACAGAGAGCAGATCGAGGCCATCAGAAAGATGATGGCCGAAAAGGAGGAAAAGAAGCGTGCTAGAGAAATACGAAAAGAACTTCGACGAAAACGAATTCATGCGTTCCTTCATGGAAAGAAAGCAGATAAGCACTAAGAAGCAGGCGCTGGCTGAGCTTCGGAAGCTGATCAAGAAGGAAGGATACTATCAGACGAAAATCAAAGAAGCTCTGAAGAAACGATATCCGGACGCCTTCGTGGCCAAGATCTCCCAGGGAGCATACAGCCAGGCAGGAATCCCGGACGTCATGTTCATAAAGGACGGTCACTACTTCGGATTTGAGGTCAAGCGTCCAGTCGTCGGAATCAGATCCAAACTGCAGGAGCAGACAGCCAGGATGATCCAGGCCGCAGGAGGAACCGCAGCGTTTGTCCGCT